CCACATACGGCGGGCCGATTAATGCTAATATAATTACAGGAACTGCCAATGCAACTATTAACGGATTAACAGTAAACACATCGGGTGTGTTTACAACCACATTACAGGCAGCAGGCGGCCTACAGAATACTCCAATTGGCAATGTTACAGCCAGCACAGGCCAATTTACTACGGTGAGTACAACTGGTAATATTACCGGTGCTGCGTTGACATCAAATACATCCATTACCGCAATTACAACGATTAGTGCATTGGGTGGATTACAAAATACTCCAATTGGTAATGTTACAGCAAGTACCGGCCAATTTACTACAGCTAATGCAACTGGTAATATTACTGGATCAGCATTGACTATTAACAATTCAGCAACCATTGGTACAACATTGGGTGTGACTGGTAATGCCACAGTGGGTAATTTAAGTACTGTTGGTGTAATAGTTGGCAATGCGTCCCCGGGCGCCGCAGGCACTATCAGCAACGCCGTTGGCTATTTAGGTATACCGCAGAATAGCCAAAGTACAAACTACACATTGGCATTAACTGACCAAGGCAGACATATCTATTTGACTGCAAATAGTAACATTACTATACCGGCCAACTCCAGTGTTTCATTCCCTATAGGATCTGCAATCAGTGTGGTCAACGGCCCCAATGTACGGTCTAATGTATTAATAACCTCAGATACATTGTATCTAGCAGCCAATGGCGCAACTGGTACAAGAAGTATCAGTACATACGGCATGTTTACATTGGTCAAAGTTACTAATACGGTATGGTATATTAACGGATCGGGGATAACCTAATATGACCGGCTCAATGATGATAATGTCATCTCATCGGCAAATTACTACGGCCAGTGATCCTGTATTAGTCTACGATTTAGACGCAGCCAACTATTCGGCTGTGCCCACTACATCAAACATAGTAGCTGGTACGGGTGCATACACTATCACAGTGACTAATGCTGGATCTAGTATCTCCTGGCAAGCTGACAACGGTGGATTATTTAGAAAAAGCACCAACTCTGGCACAGATGTTATGTACGGTGGACCTAACTGGGTTACAGGACAGAGTTACAGCGTGTTCATGGCTTACAGACGCATAGCCACATCTGATGGTAGACTGTTGAACACACAAAGTGAAGCATCAAAAGACTGGCTCATGGGCCTGTACAACGGCAACCCCAATACATTCTATCCCAACTTCTCGGTAAATTTGCCCGGGTCGGGTGCTGATCTAGTGTGGCGCTTTGGGTGGGCTACGTGGAACACCACAACAAGTTTGGGACAACTGTACACTGCAACAAGTGCCCAACCAACTGGCACATCGTTCACAGGCACCAATGCCGGTGGCGGAGGTTTCAATCAGTTGCGATTGTTTAGTCGTTCAGCAGGCAGTGAAGTGCAAACTGCTGACATAGGATTTATCAAAGTCTACGACGGTGTTTTAAGCTTGGCCACAGTACAATCCTTGTATGCCACTTATGCGGCAAGATTTGGTTACTAACCACATATTAATATAAATAACAATAATAACAGGATTTTAGATATGGCATCATATACAATAGTAACAGCAACAGCGGCAAATGTAGCTGGTAACACTAACACCATAGCCAGCACAAAAGTTAAAATAGTAGCAAATGCAGCCTGCGTTTACGCTATTAATGCACCGGCAACACTTACTGCAAACGTGGGCGCAATGATTCCCGCAAACTTTCCCACATACATAAACATGACAGGCATTGGAAACAGAATTTCAGTTTTACCAGTTGCCGGCACCAGCACTGCTATTACACTAACAGAATGTGGCACAGTTTTTCAGAGTGCAGTGAATCAAAACAGCACAACATTTTTGAACACATAATACTATGAAATCACATGAATTTATCCAAGCCGCAGCTAATATGTTGGCCGCATTTGGCAACAACGAACAACAGTCTATAACGCCTAAATAATTGATTTTGTACAAAAATTAGTGTATACTAACACTGATGTTCAACTCTGTACAGGATTATACCCTAAGCATACTGCCCGCTAAGAAGAAACGTAGCCAAAGTGGTTGGTTAAGTTTCAATGCAGTCTGCTGTCATCATAACGGTGATAATGTAGATACCCGAGGCCGCGGCGGAGTCATTACCAATCCAGATGGTGGGGTGTCCTGCCATTGCTTTAATTGTGGATTTAAAACTGGTTACCAACCTGGCAGACCACTGAGTTTCAAATATCGAAAATTTCTGAGTTGGTTGGGTGCGGACGTCAACGAAATACAACGGTTAGTGGTTGAGGCATTGAGAATCAAAGACCTAGTAGACCCCCGAGATGTCAAGCCTGTAATCGAAGAAGAAATCACGTTTACTGCTCGAGCATTGCCAAAAGAATCTTTGAGTTTTATGGCATTGGCTGAATTTTATGAATTGGCTGATAAAAATTTCCCCAAACTTTTTGTGGACGCTGTGAGTTACGTCAGTGATCGAAAAATAGATTTTAGAAAATATGAATTTTATTGGACTCCTGAAGTAGAATATAAATTATCATACCGTGTTATTATTCCTTTTAAATACAAAGGTGAAATAGTAGGTTATACAGCAAGGGCATCAAATAATGATATTAAACCCAAGTACCACAGTGACCATCCTGCCCATTTTGTTTTTAATTTAGATGAACAAAAAGTAGACAGCAAATTTGTCATTGTCTGCGAAGGCCCGTTTGATGCTATGAGTGTAGACGGTGTAAGCACACAGACCAATGACATCACTGAGCAGCAGGCAGAACTAATAGAATCGTTGGGGCGAGAAGTAATAGTAGTCCCAGATTTTGACAAACACATTAATAAGCAAAACAAAGAAGTGTGGCCCGGACAACAAACTATTAATCGTGCAATAGAATACGGATGGTCAGTGAGTTTTCCTGTGTGGAAAGATACCGCAAAAGATATTAATCATGCAGTTCAATTATACGGAAAATTGTTTGTTATGAAATCTATTCTGGATGCTAAAGAATCCAATCCATTGAAAATTAAATTGTTAGCTAATAAAATATGACTAAAGACTATAGTGTTGATCTCCAAAAATTATTTTTAGAAATGATGCAACAGAATCCTGAAAGTTATGTAAGGGTTCAAAACATTTATAATCCAGAGAACTTTGATAGAAGTCTCCGTGAAGCCGCACGTTTTATCAAAGAACATGTGGACACACATAAGATTATGCCCACTCCTGAACAGATTAAAGCAGTGGCAGGCACAGATCTGAAATCAATTCCAGATCTCGGAGAAAATCATTATGATTGGTTCATGGTTGAATTTGAAGGATTTACTAAAAAATATGAACTAGAACGTGCAGTGCTCAAAGCCGCAGACATGATTGAAAAAGGAGACTTTGACTCCATTGAAAAGATTATTAAAGATGCAGTACAGATCAGTCTAACCAAAGACATGGGCACAGATTACTTTGCTGATCCCCGTGCTCGATTGATGAAAATTAAAAGCAACAATGGGCAAATTAGCACAGGCTGGCCCACCATGGACAAGAGATTGTTTGGTGGTATGAACCGAGGGGAACTAAACATTTTTGCCGGTGGCTCGGGTTCAGGTAAGAGTCTGTTTATGCAAAACATTGCATTAAATTGGGTCATTGCTGGCTTGAACGGTGTGTTTTTAACGCTAGAACTCAGTGAAGAACTGTGCGCTATGCGTATTGACAGTATGGCTGCAAATGTCAGCACTAGGGAAATTTTTAAAGAACTTGACACAGTGGAATTAAAGATTGGTATGCTGGGTAAGAAGTCTGGCAGCATGAGAATCAAATATATGCCAGCGCAGAGTAATGTGAATCAGATTCGTGCATATCTTAAAGAGCTTGAAGTGCAGACTGGCCGTAAAACAGATTTTATCATGGTAGACTATTTGGATCTTGTTATGCCAGTCAGTGCCAAAGTCAGTCCCAACGATTTGTTTGTCAAGGACAAGTATGTTTCGGAAGAGTTACGAAATTTAGCCAAAGAATTCAGTGTATTAATGATCACTGCCAGTCAGTTAAATAGAAGTGCAGTAGAGGAGATTGAATTTGATCACAGTCATATCAGTGGCGGTATTAGTAAGATTAATACAGCAGACAATGTATTTGGAATCTTTACATCCAGAGCTATGCGTGAACGTGGCCGCTATCAGATACAATTAATGAAAACTCGTAGCAGTAGTGGTGTGGGCATGAAAGTAGACTTAGACTATGACGTCGACACCCTGCGTATTACAGATCCGGGTGAGGAGGCACAGGGTACTCCGGGTACACTAAAACCTCAGGTTGGTAGTATTATGAATAGTATTAAAACCAGATCCACTAGTGCCGACGACTCTGACACAACTAGAAAATTTGAAAGAGCACAGGGAACTCCTGCATGGGAACAACCTGCAGGCAGCGGAATTGGCGGTGGGGCAGCTCAAAACGTAAAGCTTAAACAAATGCTAGCTGGATTGAGGAAAGTAGAATAATGAGTGAATTGTACTGCCCCATGATTCACGGGGGGCTGAATATAGATTTAAAACAAAACGGCCAACTGTCTTTTAACCAATGTTGTTTAAGCACAGTAAATTTATCAATACCTTCAGACATAACAAATATTTGGAATAATGAGAAATTAATTGAAATCAGAAATCAAAATAATCAAAATGTTTGGAATAAAGATTGCTGGGAATGTGAACGATTAGAAAATGCAGGAATGCGAAGTTTTAGACAGGCAATGATTGATAAATTTGGTATAAAGAAAAATTTATCGGGACCACAACGAATAGATTTGTTGTTTGATCGTAGTTGTAACCTGGCATGTATGACTTGTGGGCCAAGTTCTAGTACATTGTGGCAAAAACATCTTAAAGAACATAAACTACTTTTGTCTGAATATTCTAATAAAACAACTATAGATGATATTTTTAAAACTTTAAAGTCACTGGATCTGAGTAACTTAGAACTAATACAATTTTGTGGCGGGGAAACTTTATTAGGTAATACATATTGGGACACTGCTGATTTTATAGCAAATCTTGTCCCCGATTGTGCAAATAAAATAGATATTGCATTTCAAACAAACGGAACTCAGCCAATTGATAAAAAATATTTTAATATTATTGAAAAATTTAGACTGGTAAAATTTTTCATTAGCTTAGATTCAACGCACAATAAGTTTGAATATCTAAGATGGCCAGCCAGTTGGGATCAAGTGACAGATAACATTATGAGATTACGAGAAGAATTGCCAGTAAATGTTATGTTCTCAGTTCAAGAAGTTGTTAGTTGTTTAAATATGTATTATTATTTGGATGTGCCAAATTGGTTGAATGAACATTTTAAAACAAATAGGCTCGGGGACATTGTCGACTACTCTACACAATTAGCTATACACAAATATCTGGATGTTAATAACGTTACACAAGAATATATAGATGCAATAGCACATACCCCAATGAAAGATATTTTACGGGCAAATTGGAAAGAAAACCCACAAAGTATTAAAAATATGTTAGAAAAAATAAAACTATTTGATTCAATGCGAAACAAAAACTGGCAAGCTGATTTCCCTGAAGTGGCACAGTTTTATTCTAGGTATCTTTAATAAATATACTTAATCTGGAGCCAGTATTTTGCAGAAAAAAACTCGTAGTTTATTAGAAGAACTAGATTCGTTACGGTTACACAAAGATAAAGAAAATCTTGTGGAAAGCCGTGCCAATCATGTCATTACTGGCGCTATAAATCTTATTAATTTTATTCGTGAAAATTACGATAAAGAACAGTCTGAAGAGTTAGAACGTAGATTAATCAACAGCATCAGGGCTCAGGATACAGCTAAATTTAGTCGTGGTGTTAAAAGGATTTCGAATGAAAGTAAATGAAATTATAACAGAAGCTGGCGTATGGCAAGGCATAAAGAATGTGGCTGGTAATGTTGCAACTGGTGCAGTTAAGGGGTTAGATTTACTTGCGGGCGGATCAGGTAATGTCGGTACTGTAAAGCAGCGAGTACAGCGTAAATTAAATCAAACTACCAAAAATTTAGCTAGAATAAATCGAGAGTTGCCCGAACAAGCATTGGCAAATTTTGAAGTTCAAATGGGCGAACAAGGCATTGATATAAATGACCCCAGAACGTTTAATCCGCAAACAGTGAGAAATTCTTTACGTGACTTTGGATTACAATTTTTTGCAGGCGGCGAAGAAGATGCTATAAAAGCATACATTGCTCAAACTATTCAATTTGAACCTTTACCTGGCAAAATTGATAATAAAACTGTATTAAACTATTTTAAAGAGTTAACAAAAATTAGATCTAATGCGGTATTGTGGGTAGCACAAAATCAATCGTCTCAAGAAATTCAACAAACACAACAAACACAACAAACACAACAAGGTCCTGCATTGACACAGGGAGTTAGTGTAGTCAATTCTGCAGACCCATTAATTTTACGATATAAAAATACAGACTTTGCTCTTACCAGTAATGACAGATGGGTATATCTTGGTAGTGATAAGGAAGCAAGTCCTGAAATGACACAATTTTTAAATAAACAATTAAGCAGATTATGAAACTATTTGAAATCCGCCAAACACCGCCAAGGTGGCTAATACTAGAAGGAGCCGAAGGTAAGAATTTACATTTGGAGCACATTGAAGATCTTGTATTCAATGAGGGATACATGGGAGCTCAACGTGCGTTAAGCTATATGGAAAGTCTTCGCCAAATGTTTGCTGAAGGCAAAGGCACCGCTACCAAACTCACCGTTAAATGGGATGGCGCCCCTGCAATTATATGTGGCATAGATCCTGCTGATGGCAAATTTTTTGTAGGCACAAAAAGTGTTTTCAGTAAAGATTCTAAAGCTTGTAAAACACAAAAAGACATTACAAAATTTTACGGAGAGCAAGAAGGGCTAGCCACTAAATTATCTGTGGCATTAAAATATCTACCAAAACTAGGGATTGGTAGTGTACTGCAAGGGGACCTAATGTTTACCCCCGGTGATCTTCAAACTGGGGTTATTGACAATGAAGAAGTTTATTTTTTTACACCAAATACCATAACATACGCGGTTCCTGTGGCCAGTGAATTAGGTAATCGTATAGCAAGAGCTAAACTAGGTATAATTTTTCATACAGCATATGAAGGTGTGAGCTTACCTGAAATGTCTGCCAGATTTGGTGCAGAAGTAGCTGGGTTAAACAGAACTAACGATGTTTGGTTCGACGATGCTACTTACAAAGACTACACAGGAATAGCTAGTTTGACTCCAGAAGAAAATAGCCAAATATCCAGAACTATCGGGCAGGCAGCTATTACACTTAGAAAAATTAACGCAAAGAAATTTGACATTATTTTGGGTAATCCTGAATTCGCAAATTACATTAAACCTTTTATCAATAATATGGTCAGAGCTGGTGAACAAGTAGGTGAACCCATAGCTTTTTTAAATAGATTTTTGGCTTTTTACAAGAGTAAGCAGGAAGGCGAAATAGCTAAATTGCGGGGCGGTCCAGAAAGTGCCGCTGCCAAAGCCAGAATTGCTAAAATAGAACAAAATGAAAAATTTATAGAAGATAATAGTAATACTTTATTGGGAATACTGGCAATTTACAAAAGAATAATCGAACTTAAATTAATGATACTTGCAAAAATACAAAAAGTCGAAAGCATTGGTACTTTTATTAAAACTGACAATGGTTATAAAGTAACTGCACCTGAAGGATTTGTTGCTATAGGACACGACGGCGGAGCAGTGAAACTAGTTGATAGATTAGAATTTAGCAAACAGAATTTTTCAGCAACAAAAGCTTGGAAGAAAAGCTAACATCAAATAAAAATCAAAAAGGCATAAATATTTACATGCGTTAAGTCGCAGAATTTTTAAAGGAAATATAAAATGGCAGTTTTTACACGTACAAATGGTAATGCACAAAACGTAGTCAGCGTTGGCAATATTGCTCTAAGCACAGAAGCAGCAAGTGCAAACGTATTGATCAGCACAGGTATCGGCAAGCCAGTTCAGGCTTTTGCTATTAACTCTAACGTCTCTATGACCACACAATTTGGTACAGGCGAAGGCGTTGAAACAATCCTACGTACTATTGGATTGAATGCTACATTGCTAGCTTACCAAGTTGGCACAGCCAACAACGGCGCTGTTGCAAATGGTCTAATGAGCGTTCTTATTGAAGAATCAGCATGGACTGCAACAGACCTACAAGCTAACATCGTCGCAGCTACCGCTAGCGGTTACAACACAACTGGTATTGTAGTTACCCAGCCTGGACTACGTCTAGCTCAGTAATTTTAACTTAGGTTAAAACAAAAAGGCACTTTAATAGTGCCTTTTTTGTTGACTATAAATATTTTTATGAAAACGTTTATATGTGCTACTCTAATAGATATAACTCCCACTGATGTTATTAAAGGTGACGGTCTTACTCGCGATCAACAACGTAACTGGGAAACAGTGTTACAGGTCTTGGGTTTAAAAACTCAACCCATAATTTTAGGGGGACCTGAGCTTTTGTCAGATATAGACGGTGTTAGTAAAATTTTTGGAGAATTTTATCAAACCATGCAACAAGTTTGGATATTTAAATTTGCCAGCGAACAAGATATCTACACTGTGGATCAATTATATGAGGACTTCGAACAGGTACCAGTTATAACTGGGCTTGAAGAATCTGCTAGGTTCATGCTGCCGATTTTTCATAGCTATGGGATATTAAAAAACATATATTTTTCTACCGTAGATGAGCTAAATATTAATTGATGCTACGGCACCATTAAGGCTTCTCTTTACGGCACATTTAGGCAACAAATTAAAAAGCATCCTAATACAGGATATATAATGAGCAAAACCACCGATATTGAAAAGAAAAACCTTGAAGCGCACGTAGAACTTTGTGCGGAAAGGTATGCAGCGTTGGAAACTAAACTCGACAATCTAGACAATCGTATGACTGAGATTGAACGTCACATTTCAGAAATTAAAGACAGTATCACCAATGAAACAGGTGGCATTAATAAACAAATGATAACCATTGGAACTACTGTAGTGGGTGTTATGTTTACAGCCATTATTACCCTACTAATTCACTTGGCATCAAAGTGAAAATTGTAGAACTTACGCAAAACATAAATGTGGCCATCACAAATGAAGAGGCGGATGTACTGTCTCAATTTGACGAAGAAACACCTGTTATGGCCAGAGGTGACCTGGATGACCGACAACAGCTTATGGCTAATCAATTAGTAAATAAAAATCTATTAACAAGAAAAAATGAAAACGGCCGTACCACATACCAAAGAAGAACTAGGTAAAATCTTAGTTAATTTAGCAATTCACAAAATCAATGATTGGGCAAAATCTGAGCTCAATTATATTCGACATGCACTTGAAAAACCATTATTGATACCTATCAGTGATAAATTATGGGTTATAGGAGACTACGTTATACAAAATATCGACAGTCGCCGATTTAAAGTAACAAAAAATAAAATTATAATACACACATTTTATAGTAAAAGGGCTGCTATATTTTATGCAGCCCTTAGTAAAGTTAAACAATATAAAATAGCAGATAAATTGCTAGATGAAGATATTAAAGTAGCCCGACTATATGATGAATGTGAATTTTATTCAAACAAAATTACTTCGAAACACAAAAAAGATAATTTTAAATTAACTCTTTGGTCTAATAGATATCTAAATTTTAAAATGCAATTACATCCTGCTAAAAATGATTTAGAGAAAACTATAAGATCTGCTAAATATATGAAAATCTGGGAATCTTTAACATGAATTTAAACGAACTTGCACCAAAAAAAACACAACGATTAAACCGTATAATGGAAAGTCGGTTTGGTTTTGCTATAAATTATAACAATCTTACATATGCTAAAGCACAACGATTGAGCATTGCATTAGATGAAAATCTGAACAACATCAGAAAAAGCTACGGTGCTCATACCGCAGAAAAGAATCCTAAATATATGGAAATGTTTATGGTTCGAGAAGGGCTAACTGCTTGGTTGGATCAGCACGAAACTCTATTAGAAGGCGAGTTGGAAACAGCAGAAGCCGTACTAGCAGCCAAAGACATGGTTGACAGCGTTCAGGACATGATCACCGATGCTAGTAAAATGATGAACGAAGAACTTCCTCCTCTACTAGATACCATCAGGGACCAAATAGGCACTGCTCAAGCAGACAGTTATAAGCAAACTGTAACAGCCGCATTGCAAGGACTAATGGATTCTCTCAATGGTGCCAGAGATGCATTGGATAACGGTGCTAGAGTACTAGCTGGAGAACAACCTGATCAAGCAATGAATATGGGTGGAGAATTGCCAGGACAATTGCCTCCGGTACTAGATGCGAGCAGCGACTTGGATGCAGAAGATGACGGATTTGCCGCAACTGATGCCGCGGCCGGCGGCCAAGAAGATCTGGGCAGAGAACGTCGTTAATGAGAGCAAACGATTTTATATTAGAGTCTGACGGTGAGGATTTCGGAAAAATCCTCACTGCCGTAAATCTATTGCATAATAAAGTTACAGATGGTGAACTTACTCAACAAATACCCACAGGTATGGTTATTCGTTATATAAGAAACACCGGAATAACAAATTTTTCTTATGCTGATTTATTGTTAGCCAATGATAAAGAACCAGCTCTTAAAAATTTAATCAAAAATATCAATACAGACACTATCACTTTCACGTCTGACACTACTCAAAATATAACCAATCCAGAAAAATATATCGGCGCTGCCGATAATCCAGAACAAACTGTGTCGAACATGGCCAAAAGCGCCATGAAGCGTAGACAAGACTAATTAAATACTGTATAATAAACTTAGGAGATTATTATGGCCTATTCAGAAAAGGTTGTAGATCATTACGAACATCCACGAAATGTGGGCAGCTTTGCTAAAGATGAAGAAGATATTGGCACCGGTATGGTTGGTGCACCTGCTTGCGGCGATGTAATGAAGCTACAGATAAAGGTAAACAATAAAACGGGCATTATTGAAGATGCGAGATTTAAAACGTATGGCTGCGGGTCGGCGATTGCAAGCAGTTCTCTTGTTACAGAATGGGTCAAAGGTAAAACACTTGACCAGGCAGCAAGCATTAAGAATTCTCAGATTGCAGAAGAACTCGCCCTCCCTCCGGTCAAAATACATTGTAGCATATTGGCCGAGGATGCCATTAAAGCCGCTGTAGAAGACTACAGAAAGAAGCATGATCTCTCTCACTGATCGTGCGTACACCAAAGTAAAACGCCTACTGCAAGCCAAAGACTATGCTGGTATTCGCCTTGGGGTAAAAACTACCGGTTGCTCTGGGCTGGCATATGTGTTAGAATATGTACAAGAATACACGCCTTCGGAATCTGATATAAACTATGGCCAGCAAGACTTTGTGGTACTAGTTGATAAAAAAAATGATGTGTATCTCAAAGGCATCACAGTAGACTATGTGCGCCAAGGTCTCAACGAAGGCTTTGAATTTCAAAATCCAAATGAACGCGATCGTTGTGGTTGTGGAAATAGCTTCCGAATTTAAAATCTGTACGAATAATAAAACCTAAAAATTTCGCAAAGGCGGATACACACATATTAGAGAACATCAATACATAATGGAAATACATTTAAATAGGGCACTTAAAAAAGGTGAGATAGTTCACCATATCGATGGTAATAAACTAAACAACAGCCTAGACAATTTGTTTTTAACTACAGTTGCCGAACATAATAAACTTCACGCATCATCTGAAAGTATTGTATTTGAGTTATACAAAAAAGGTGCAGTTACATTTGATAAAGAAACAGGAAGATATAAAATTGCTAATTAATAAATTTAATTATACAACCATTAATAGGGAAACAGTCGATGGAAAACGTCACTATTGTTTACCCGACGGCTCTAAGGTTCCCAGTGTTACTACTATCTTAGATCGTACAAAGCCTGAAGAAAAACGACAAGCATTGGCAAATTGGAAACGTCGTGTAGGGGAAGTCCAAGCACAACAAATTACCACTGAAGCAGCTAGTCGTGGCACACGAATGCACAAATGGTTAGAAACTTATGTCAAAGACGGAGACATGGGGGTTCCTGGCACCAATCCGTTTAGCAAGCAAAGTCATTCAATGGCCAATGTTATTATATTTGAAGGACTAGGTAAAAACGTCAGTGAATTCTGGGGAGTAGAAGTTCCTGTTTATTATAGTGGACTATATGCGGGCACCACTGACTGTATTGGCGTGTGGAAAGGCCGTCCTGCTATAATAGACTTTAAACAGACTAATAAACCTAAAAAACGTGAATGGATTGAAGATTATTTCTTGCAGTTAACTGCTTATGCACTGGCCCATAACGAAATGCACGGAACAGATATTAAAACTGGCATTATTTTGATGTGTAGTGCTGACAATCAATATCAGGAATTTGAAATTACGGAACAAGAATTTGACCATTGGTCCAATGAATGGCTTAAACGAGTGGAACTCTACTACCTGAGTTAATAAATATAGTATCAGGAATAGACAAAATGGCCATAGTACAAATTTCACAAATTAAACACAGACACGGTGTACAAACAGATTTACCGCAGTTAGCAACAGCGGAATTGGGTTGGAGCGTTGACACTAGGAAACTATATATTGGTAACGGAACTCTGTCAGAAGGAGCTCCAGAAGTCGGTAATACCGAAATTCTTACCGAACATAGCAATATACCCAATTACACTGTTTACACTCAGGGGATATCCCCGGGCACCACAGCAAATTTGAACTATGGCATTGTTGATTATAATAAACCAGCAGTGTACATACAATACGCCGTTATCAGAGACAACGATGCCCGAACAGGATGGTTCAAACTTGCATGGAACCGCGGTAATGTAGCGGCGCCCGGTGCTATATCTTACGACGAAGAATACACCGAAACTGCTAATATAGGAATGACATTTGGTGTTATTCCAGTGGGAACAACTGGCAGCGGTGCTTATGTACAAATAACAGCCACTACTACATCTTCACCAAGTTTCAGTTCTAATATTCAATATACTGTAAGTACTTTAAGTTTTTAATTTTATCAAACTATGTGGAATCTATTACCCAGCGAACGCCTTCGCTGTTGGCATGAATTTCGTAAATCAATTAGTCAAAAGAAATTCGAAGATGCATTAAAAGATACAGTGCATCTTTGGTGCTATGCACCTTATGTAGCCCATTATTTGACCACTGATCAAATTGATCAATGGCCCGGGCCCTGGGAATTAATTTACGAAAACTATTATTGTGATCTTGCTAAAGCACTTGGAATGCTGTATACTCTATATCTAAGTAGTCATCAATGCGAAATCGAAATAAGAACATATAATGATCCTTCGGCCATGGAACAATATAATTTAGTTTATATTGACAAAGGGAAATATGTTCTTAATTATATCCATGACGAGGTTGTAAATAAGACACACGTTAAAAATAATCTAGAATTAGTAGCACGTTTAAATGCTACTGATTTAAATTTAGAAAAAATAAAATAAGAGAAAAAATCAATGACACAAATTCAAGTTACAAAAAGGGATGGTAGCAAAGAACCACTAGATTTAGAAAAATTGCATAAGGTTGTATTCTGGGCAACAAAAGATACCACAGGAGTAAGCGCCAGAGAATTAGAAATTAAAAGTCATATTCAGTTTTACAACGGAATCAAGACCAGCGACATTCAGGAAACAATGATCAAGAGTGCCGCTGACCTAATCAGCGAAGAAGCGCCTAATTATCAATATGTGGCAGGTAGATTAATCAATTATCATTTACGTAAGCAAGTCTACGGCGATTACCAACCTTGTAGTCTACTAGAATTAGTAAAGAGGAATGTTAACAGAAAGTTTTATGATTCGCCTTTATTAGATGCTTACAGCGAAGATGAATGGAATGAATTAAACAAAGAAATCGATCACAGTAAAGACGAAAATTTTACATATGTTGCCATGGAACAATGGCGAGGAAAATATCTTGTACAAAATCGTGTAACAGGTGAAATTTACGAAACTCCACAAATAGCATACATGCTGATTGCAGCAACTCTATTCCAAAATTATTCTAAAGAAACAAGACTACAATGGGTAAAGGATTATTATAATGCAGTATCTAATCATGATATTAGTTTGCCTACCCCCATTATGGCTGGTGTACGTACACCACAAAAACAATTTAGTTCGTGCGTTCTTATTGAGACTGATGATAGCTTGGACAGTATTAATGCTACTGCTAGTAGTATCGTACGATACGTCAGTCAAAAAGCCGGAATTGGTATTGGAGCAGGACGAATTAGGGCATTGGGTTCGCCTATTAGGAGTGGAGACGCTTACCATACGGGTGTAATTCCTTTTTACAAACACTTTCAAAGTGCAACTCGAAGTTGCAGTCAGGGCGGAGTACGCAATGGCGCCGCTACTTTGTACTATCCTATATGGCATTTGGAAGTAGAAGACTTGTTGGTGCTTAAAAACAATAAAGGCACTGAAGACAATCGCGTACGACACATGGACTATGGTGTGCAATTTAACAAACTAATGTACGAACGATTGATCACTGGCGGCGACATTACTTGTTTTAGTCCACACGATGTACCAGAAATGTACGAAGCATTCTTCAATGATCAAGACAGATTTAAAGAACTGTATGAACGTGCAGAACGTAACACTAAACTACGTAAAAAAACTTATAAAGCATTAGACTTATTTGGTAAGTTTATGCAGGAGCGTAAAGATACTGGCAGGGTCTATTTAATGAATGTAGATCATGCTAATACTCATAGTCCGTTTAAAGAAAAAATTGCTCCAATTAAAATGAGCAATTTATGTACTGAAATTGACTTGCCTACAGTACCACTTAAAGATCTAAATGATCCCAACGGAAGAATTGCACTATGTACTTTAAGTGCAACCAATTGGGGAAATGTTAAGACACCAAAAGACTTCGAACGTATGTGTACATTAGCAGTTCGAGGATTAGATGCATTGCTGAGCTATCAACATTATCCAGTGTTAGCTGCTAAATTGGCCACAGATGAATTTAGGCCATTGGGTATCGGTATTATTAATTTTGCATACTTTTTAGCCAAGCATGATGTTAGTTACAGCGACCCGCAGGCATTAACATTAGTTGATGAATACGCAGAAGCATGGAGTTACTATCTGATTAAAGCCAGTGTAGATCTTGCAAAAGAGCAAGGAGCTTGTGGTCGTTGGAAAGATTTAAAGTCAGCTGATGGCATATTGCCAATTGACACACGTAAGTCGGAAGTTGATGAACTAGTACCGCATCAAGAGCGTATGGATTGGGAAAGTCTAAGAGCAGATGCAGCACAGTACGGGCAAAGAAATGCCACCCTAATGGCGTTAATGCCTGCTGAAACATCTGCACAGATCAGTAATAGCACAAATGGCATCGAACCTCCACGTAGTTATGTCAGTGTTAAACAGAGTAAGCATGGTGTGTTGAAGCAAGTTGTTCCGGAGTATCGTAAATTAAAAAACAAATACGAACTGTTGTGGGATCAAAAGTCTCCTGAAGGTTATTTGAAAATTTGTGCAGTGCTTCAAAAGTATATCGATCAAGGCATCAGTGTTAATACCAGCTACAATCCGCATCATTACGAAGATGAAAAAATTCCAATGAGTGAAATGATTGGCCACTTGTTACTCTGCTATAAGTATGGTACTAAGCAGCTATATTATTTTAACACCATGGACGGCCAAGGTGAAATTGACATCGACAAATTAGCAGTTAAAAAAGAAGAACTTACTATACCTGTCGATCAAGAAGATTGTGATAGTTGCGTCATTTAAGGAATTAAAATATGAAAAAAATCTTTTCGGTACTTTTATTTGTTTTTTCGCTGTCTGCGTTTGCACAACAACCAGCACTTACTATTTGCCAAGGAAAATTTGCTTTGTGCGCGGCCAGTACTTGCACTAAAACCGGTAAAACTATTACCACTAATAACGGAGTTACCTATCCCGAAGTGGTTTGTAAATGTCCTGTATTAGAAGGACCTAGCATTGCTGATTTAAGTGCGGGGGTTATGAAAGGTAGTTGCAGTGTAGACGACCCCAATACTCAAGTATGGAGTTTATTTGCACCGCGACTGGTTTAAGGATTTCACTATCCACAAGAAGCCAACAATTTTGTACGAACCCCGCCCAGTGCCACTAAAGCTAAAATTCAAAGTTGCCCAGGCGCCATTGCTGAAGGGTCAACTAACTGCTGGGGAATGATGTGTAGATATGATAAGAATCCAACAAATGGAACCGTAACTGCTACTTGTAGTTGTCCGATCGGTCAAATTGCCAAAGGCACAGAATTTTTAACAGAAGCAGGACAAGGTAATAAAGCGGCCTGTGCAAAACATCCAGTGGCTGCACCGAACCCACTGGCAACACCGACTAATCCGACAAAGTAAGGAATCGAATTTAAAATGAGTGTTTTTAATATTAATAACAAAGGTGATCACACCAAAGCATTGGCATTTTTAGATCCAAACGGACCTGTAAATATTCAACGTTACGAAACGTTAAAATACAGACAGTTTGAAAAACTAACAGACAAGCAACTGGGGTTCTTTTGGAGACCTGAAGAAGTCGATTTGCTTCGCGATGCAAAAGACTTTAAAGAGTTGACTGATTTCGAACAACACATTTTTACCAGCAATTTGAAACGTCAAATTCTATTAGACAGTGTTCAAGGTCGAAGCCCTAACTTAGCATTTCTTCCACTGGCCACAATTCCGGAATTAGAAACATGGATCGAGACTTGGGCATTTAACGAAACCATTCACAGTAGAAGTTATACACATATTATTCGAAATGTTTTTAGCGATCCCAGTAAAGTATTTGACGACTTGCTGACCATTGAGCCCATTGTTACATGTGCTAAAGATATCAGCAAGTATTACGATGATTTAATTCAAGCCAGTCTTTGGTACCAGACGCTAGGGGCGGGCAAACACATTGTCAACGGTAAGGAAATCATTGTTGATCTTTATGAATTAAAGAAAAAATTGTGGTTGTGTTTAAATTCTGTTAATGCACTAGAAGGCATAAGATTTTATGTAAGCTTTGCCTGCTCGTGGGCTTTTGCCGAACTTAAGAAAATGGAGGGCAATGCTAAAACAATTAAGTTAATTGCTCGTGATGAAAACATCCATCTCGGAAGTACACAAACATTGCTTAAACTATTGCCACAAGACGATCCCGATTATGCAAAGTTAAAAGTAGAAACAAAACAAGAATGCGAACGCATGTTCCTGAGTGCAGCCGAGCAAGAAAAAACTTGGGCAGAGTACCTTTTTAAAGATGGATCAATGATTGGTCTCAACACACAGTTGTTATGTCAGTATGTTGATTGGTTGACTTGTAAGCGCATGACTGCGGTGGGATTAGACTGTGGTATAAAGCCAGGAAGTAACCCTTTGCCATGGACTGCTAAATGGATTGCCGGTGCCGAAGTTCAAGTGGCACCCCAGGAAACAGAGATAAGTAGTTATGTAATTGGCGGCACTAAACAAGATGTCGACCAACTGACGTTCAAAGGATTTAAATTATAATGATTATTGTATACACAAAAAATAACTGCCCGTTTTGCGAACAAACAAAATACTTTTTAGATAATAAAAAGGTCTCTTATTCAATTGTAAATATTGACGATGATGCCAATGCAAAACAATTTGTAATAGATCAAGGCCACAGAACAGTGCCACAAATTTACAATGACGATACACTAATAGTCGAAGGCGGCTATAACGGTCTTGTCAAGCTAACTGAAGATCAACTCAAGGAAAAATTAAATGTTGCAGAATAAAAGTTATAACACCGGCGATATTACTTGTTTTAAATTAGTAAACGGCGACGAAGTTGTTGCTAAAATTGTTGACGCTCATTTAATGGGGTGGACTGTAAACAGACCCTGCACAGTTATACCAAGTCCACAAGGATTAGGTTTGATGCAAAGTCTATTTTCTGGTGATATAAATAAAGATGTAGAGCTTAAAAAGGAGCATGTAATGATGCACTCTCCAGTAATTAAGCAACTAGAGGATCATTATTTACAGACTACTACTGGGATTCAAACTGTAAGCAAAGGTCCTATTGTTATTTAAGGACGGTTATGTCAGTAGTTAGGTTAGGTGATCTTTTTGGTATGGGAGGTATTGTTACTGTCCCGGCTAGTTCTTCGGTTACAGTTAATGGAAGACCTGTGGCATTGCAAGGAGCAGTGTATACTCCACATATCGGTTGTACACCAAAAACACCACAACATTGTTTTGGTGTAATTTTTGATATACCTGCAGGGGTTACCATAGAAGGACAAACACCTTTAACCAAAGGAGCTAAAGGAATTTGTGGTCATAGTCCAACTACTGCTAGTTCAGATGTATTCATAATAGGTGGTGGATTTGGTGTACTGGGTGCATTTGCTGGACTAGCTCTGGGCGGCATTGATTTTGGAACATCGGATCTCGGAGGACTAGCTTCGGGCTTTGCTGATTTTGCAGCTCCTGTTACAGAAGGATTATCATCAATCGGTTCCGCTGCCAGTGGTTTAGTTGGTGGGGGAGTACTTGGTCAAATTGCATCGGGGATAGCAACATCTACGGTAACTGGAATAGCAACAGGGGCAGTTAACCGAGCAATAAATTAATTATGGCAACATCCTTTAACAGCACTATCCCTTCTCAATTTGCCGGAACTCAACCGTCTATACAGTCTGGCAATTTGAGCCCCCTTCAGTTGGCCGCAGCATACTATCTAAATCAAGGCATTGATATTCCTTTTTTTGTAAATGCAGCATTTGTAGAACAATTTAAAATTTTTTGTACCTCTGGCCAAGTTACTCCAGCTAACATTGCAGCCCCGGCAGGTGCTATTTCGGTGGTCAGTAGAGGCAATGATATTTACGTGCAAAAACCAGCAGTAGATTGCGGCCCAGATGACACTGATAGATATGAAGAACTATATATAGGAACAAGAAACAGTGTAGCACCAGACTCGTGGTCTTTTGACGGTACATTAGTCAGAGGCGGATCAGTGGCAGAAGGCGCTGGTGGACCGTGGGGAACTGGAGGACTAACTAGTCAAGATCCAACTCCCAATAACGGAGAAGATCGAGCACCTGATATAGTATCAAACGTTTTTGCAACTTACGGTACATCTACTACTATCACTGTAAACAACGGAATATCATAATGCCTTTAAATACTCTCGGACTTACTAGTGCCGGTCCATCTACTCCATCTAGCAGTGCGTTACCCACAGACAACAATTTTTATTACACTATATCACTGCCGCAAAATTCTAATATACCATCAGTAAGTGGAGTTTATAATGGTAGTTTATCGGCACAGGGCAACTTAGTTGCCATGCAATTAAACATAGGCGGTCCAAAACTATTATTAGTTGATCCAGGCGGACGAACACCGGAGGACGGACCTACTTACATCAGAATTCCATGGTTAACTGGTTACTTCAGAGAATATTGGAAAGATCCTGTTTCGTGTACGTTTGGAGCAGACAGTGCTATACCTGCATTAACTGGGGTAATGCCTGCTAATAATATTATTCAAGGAAATGCTGTGTACTACACTGACTTACAGTTGACCAGACTGTCAGGCAGCAATTTTTGGAATAATTTTAAATTTATTAATAGTTTTAATCAAGTGCTAAGTTGGGTAACCAGCAGTAATTCTTACCTAGTAGCGTTAAAAAGCAGTGAAGAAAAAAATCTCGAATATTTTAGAAGTAAGACCTATTTGGAATTAACCACTCAGGGATTTTCTAATTACGACATTGGTAATGCACTAAAATTAGCAATTGGTAATATAGGAAAATTGATTCAAGACGTGCCTTCTGGTTATTTTGGCACACCAAATAGTGTGACTAAGGTGTTAGTAGCCGCAGGGCTAGGCGCCATCGGTAATTTAAGTGAAAAGCTGGTAGCCGCTGAAATTAATTTTGCAGACATATACAATCCAATTTATACTCAGGATCTTACTACTATTTTGCAAACAATTAATAACAAAAGTGATCTTGAAACCATACAATTTGTATTGCAAACCAATGTTCAAAATATAACTAGTCCATTGGATTACATTAGTATAGAAAAATGTAGTGGAGTTCTCACTGACAGTATTTTTCAATCATTTGCAGATTTTGGCAAAGATTTATTTCAACGAGCTCCTGGAATCATTTTGACTACCGGCACAGCTTTTCTTACTTTGTTGACTGAGGTGCTGGCTCGAGTGCCTGCCACAGTTGAATCTTTGGCCACACCTGACAGTTTGTTGCCACCTGCCATAACAGAAAATTTAAGAAGATATTTGCCTGAGAGTCCCACCGGTGGGCCAATTAGTATGTTAGATGTTATTGGAGTAGCATCGGGGTATCTAATAGATGAAATAACTTATGTTAATTCGTTAATACAACAATTATACGAAACCAAATATGGACCGCAGATAAGAGTAGCACTTGCCGAAGTAAGTCAAAGATATACTCAGTATTATATTGTAGCAAATCCAGATCCAGAAGCGCCAGCAGGTCCAGTGGGCCCAGCGGAAAGATTATATCAACAAGCAGTTGACAACTATAGATCGTTATTAGTTACAATAGTGCTTGACCCAGCAACCAATGCCATTGCTTCAAATATAAACGAAACCTGGTCCAAATATTGTCAAAAATTAGGTTATGAAGTAGTCAATTATAATAAAGCTAATATTACTCCTTCGAGTTATACTGACAATTCTATAATTTATAGTTTTGTAGAAAGTTTGCCCAGCTATGCTGCTGATGCTCAAAATATTGGCACCGATTTATTGTTATATGGCCTTTGCCAAAATAATCAATCGGGCGATGTCGTTAAAACTATTTTGGGTCAATTTAAAAATAATCAAACATTATCCAATGTGGGTGTTCGAATTTCCGGCATTGTTTAATTCAAATAGGTAGCAAAAAATCAAAAAACCTACTATAATAAGATATGTTAACTGGTTAAGTTAGCAGTTTATTGTATTTTAGTGTTGGTATATAACACTACACTGTCTAATAAAGGAGAAAGTAATATGGCGCAAGCTATATCAAATCGCTACTACGACAGCATGATGAAGGTAGTACAAATTACCTTGTTAATTTTGGGACTATGTTTAACGGGTTATTTTATAACTTCGGTGACTACCCATAAATTAGAATCTTTGCGTAGCAAAATTTTAACAACCGATTCAACTCTAGTGTCGGCCGCAGAACGTACCAAACAATTGGACTGTCTTGCAAAAAATATATATTGGGAAGCAGCCTCAGAACCATTTGAAGGTAAAGTTGCAGTTGCACAAGTGACCATGAATCGAGTCGATGCCGGCAATTTTGGCAACGGTGTATGTGGTGTTGTTTTTCAAAGAAACATCTTTTATGAAAAAGTCGTTTGCCAATTTAGTTGGGCATGTGAAACCACACACAAGTTTAAACCTATTCATCCTAAATTATATGCCGAGAGTGAAGAAGTGGCTAAAAAAGTTCTATTAGAAAATTTTAGATTACCCGGGCTAACTAATGCAATTTATTATCATGCAGATTATGTAAACCCAGGCTGGAAAAAAGAGAAAATTATCAAAATTGGTCGTCATATTTTTTATAAAGGTTAATTATGTCTGTAAATATCAAAATGCTTCGATTATTGGTTTACATTAAACAGTTCTTTTTAGACCATTTAAAAAAGCTTACAGCTAATACACTGGGATGGTTAGCAGCCATTGTGTTACATTGCGCTACTCTTCCTAGCTTGCTGGCCATTATGGCTGGACTCAATGATAAACTGCCCAGTATTGATGTAATTTTATTCATTTGGGCTGGTCTTGTTCTGTTGTTTGCAAGAGCTATTCTTTTGAAAGATCAGTTAAATATTATTACTATCGGAATAGGGTTTATTGCTCAATCCGTTTTGATGGCATTTATACTGTACAAGTGATATGAACTACTTCCAATTATTAAGAAAGTTATACGACATTTACGATAATTTGGAAGGCAAAGAAGTTAATCATTTACAAATCATAAAAAAAATCAAAAAAACTATCCCATGGACTAATTGTAAGATTCATGGGATAAAAACTCTATCAGTGGCCACAAACAATTGGTCTGTTTCAGGTCTTTATGATCCTGAAGCAGACGAATTTGGCGAAACGTGCGTAGAAATTGAAATAGGTTTTCCGGCAAGAAAAGATGTATTTCATTTTTCGGAAGCAGACGTCAGTAGAAGCCACTGGGGTGAATTTTGTATTGATTTTGCTCAAATTTTAGGTCATGAATATGTTCATATGAATCAGTTCAGAAAAAGAAATTTCAAATGGTCTAAGCCCTATTGCAGTGTAACATTAAATCCCACTCTTAAAGAAAAACAAGAATACTACGGTGATTGCGACGAAATAGATGCGTATGCATTTACTGCCGCGGCCGAGATTATTCTTAATAAGATTATAAAAAGCTCATCCCAGCAGTTAGTAGAGAGAAGTAATCTATATAAGACCTATGTAAGCACATTTAATAAAACCGACCCCGTAGTTTTAAAATTTAAAAAACTGACAGAAAGATATATTAAACGATTGGAGAGACAATATCATGCCACGAACTTCTAAGAGTGAAATCGAGGACGTCGAAGAACCCGACTTTTTAGATAATATAGGAGATGAAGATTTTGTTTTAATCTTGGATTGCAATGGAGATTTAAAAACAATATTATTGCCCGAATCATTGACAGAAAATATGCCTAAAAACTTAGTGCAAATATTAAAAGTATTAGGCATCGATGATCACAATTTACAATCTAGAACTATTCATTGACATGTTAAAAACTTTTCTCCTAAATAGACCTTTTGTAGTATTTGATCCCTCTAACAAAGATCATCGACGAATTTATAGGCATTTTTTAAAAACAGGTAGTTGGAAAAGTTGCGACTATCACTTTGTCTGTGAGGCACCTTACCTTGACTTACCGTCTTGTATTAATTTAAAGCTAGTAGAATACTACATTGGACAGGAATTTAGATATAAATCTAAGACTAAAACTAGTACTACCGACAGAAAGAAATCGGTTGCATAAAATTCAGTGATATGCTATACTGTATGTCAGTTGGGAAAGATATGATGCAATACACACTGATTACAAAAAACGGTAAAATTTTGCAATTTTATGTCGAGGCTGTGGCAGAAATGTATAAACAAATACATGGCGGCTATGTTATTTCCAACGATATTTTGGTTGACAAAACTCGCCAATCCGTAGTATAATAGCATTTTTACGAAAGTAAACTATCATGGGTTTTAAAGTTCTTGGACAACGCGACAGTCGTTTTCAGCCCATCAAAGGTCTGGAAGGTCCTTTTTATTTTGCCAACAGTAGAGTTTTGTACTACGATCCCAAAGAGGGCGAGTACTACGATAGTACTACCGATTTCTACGTGCCCCGGGAAGAAGTGGACCAATTGCACACAGAATTGGCACGATTATTGTCAAGATAACGGGCTTGTTGTAAAAATACAACAAAAATAGATGCTTTTTGCTTAAAAAACAAGCATTTTTTGATTGCTCGAAACTCACCATTTTGTTATAATACTATTATGATGAAACGTAAAGCACGCCAAGACCGCAAGCACGCCGTATACATGATGATGAACACCCAAACGGGCGAGTTCTATTTGGGTATTACTGTTTGCGCTCAACAGCTCAAGAAAGCTATCAAAGTTCGCTTCCAAAAACATGTTCGTCGTGCATTGACTGAAAACAAAGATTGGACTCTGTGCCGCAACATTCGCGAGCATGGTGCTGAAGCGTTCGAAGTTGAAGTAGTGGAAGTTCTGCGTGGTCGTAAACCTGCTCATGCACGTGAACGTGAATTGATTGCAGAACTGCACCCCTCACTTAACCAGTATTAAAAACATTAGGAGTATATTACGTTGATTGACTATACTAGCCAAATTCAAGAATTCGAAGATAATCTCTACGACCGGCGCCATGGCGGCCCATGGGACCGCGGAGCCTCTGACAGCTACTACTATCGTAACTTTGATCCACACTACTATGTGGAGGGAACTCGCACCAGTCCAAGAGTGGACTTGGCTGTCATGACTGCGGAAGAAATCACTGCCTACACCGCAGGCTATCGTTATAATGAGCTGATTGGTAACAAAAAGGATTGGGGTTGAACATGGACTTTATAATCAAATCAACCGCATACGGCGAAGTTGGCATTGACACAAAAGCCAGTCCTGGCAACGGTAAGTTCTATGTTAAACTTTATGATGGCAGTTACGATGCCGTAGGGTTTGACTCCTTCGAAGAAGCATGGGCAGAGTTGGAGTTCGTTGCCTGCGGTATCGTTGATGTGGAGTACGAAAAATGAAAAACCGTAACGGCGATGAATATCGTTTTGAAAAAGTCAGCGACAGCACTTACACCATTGTAGGTGAACTCAAGTATTGGCGCTTTGGTGGCCGAGAAGGACAAGAGCGCATGGACCTCACTGACTTGGGTTTTGTCGATCCTAGTGGAGGCCCGTTTATTTCTGTGGGCAGTGTTATCGAAAGTCGTAAAATTATTCGCATCAGGGTCGACGGTGACTTGGACGGGTGCCCAACTATTTTGTTTGAGGTTGAACAATGACGTCCTTTATAGAATTTGCTACTGGATTTATCTTGTTCGCAATGACATTTTTTATTTGTCTATACGGTTCCATGTTTTTGATTGGTGCTCTGTTGAGTGTGTTAAAGTAAGGAAATTTTGGAGTTGAAGAATGAATAAGTCTTTTATCGTTGTTTGTACTGAGTGTTCCGAAGAACATGAAACTGAAACCGTTAAATTCTTAAATATAGAGGAAGACATTCAAGGTCGTGATATCATGTACTTTGAATGCCCTGTAACTAACTTGGAGGCTAGAAGTCTGGTCTATGC